GGTAAAGCGCCTCGGGTCGTTTTTAAATGAATAAACTTTTTTGATTCATAATATTCAATCTCAATAAGCATGGCACGCAAGACACATAAGCACTACGCAGAAGAATTTGGCGTCTCGGAAACAGTTTTTCGTGGATGGCTAAAGATGGGCGCACCGTATCAGAACGAACCCAAAATGATTACGTGGCTGAATGGTCTAACTCGAAAGTCGCCAGAAGTAAAAGCGTGGCTGAAAGCTCGTGGCATCAAGCCGGTGCCAAAGAAGTCAGAAGCTGCGAAGCCTAAAAACGCAAAGACTGCTGAAGACTTCCGCGATCATTACCAGAAGAAGCTGGAAGAAGCGACGATGACAAACGATCAGGATCAAGTAAAGTTCTGGTCGGATCTATTCTTAAAGCAGGACGAGTCGATTAGGCGGTCCGAGATACATGCGGCCAAGCTTGGTATTGACAATGGCACTGTTCTGCCAAGGGCCGAGGTTGAGCGAATCATGCGGGCAGTGTTCTATGCCGGCAACGCATGCGTGCAAGGTGTGCTGACATCTATGTGCGAGCAGCTTGTTGGATATGATGACCCAGGCGAATTGTATCATGCATTGAAGCCAGCAGTAACAGGTGGCCGGCTCTTTAGTGGATTTGATAAGGTGTCAAATGTGACAGGCGCGCCGAACATTCCTAGCTGGGTGGTCGAATGCGTAAAGCTTGAGGCGAAGCAATACCTCGGCAACTCGGAGAGCTTATGGGTGAAAGGGGAATAATTGTGGCACGTTCTTGGTATGTAAAAAAAGTCGAATGGTGGAAACATTTGAAGTGGCGCAAACGCGATCAGAACAAGAAAGAGCGCCAGCACTCGAAAAAGGAAATCCGCAACAAATAAATCTATTCCTATTTGATATTAAATTGACTCAGGTGTATTGCACCTGCAACGTAAAGATATGAACAAACCAAAATTGGCAATTAGTTTTAGTGGCGGGAGAACATCTGCTGTGATGACTAAACTCTGCGTGGATAAGTTCTCGGAGACTCACGACATCGCAATCACCTTTGCCAACACTGGCTGCGAGCACGATAACACGCTTAAGTTTGTGGACCAATGTGATAAGCACTTCGGGTGGAATGTCGTGTGGGTCGAGGCAGTGGTTGATCCAGTAAAGGGCAATGGCATCCGGCACAAGGTTGTGACCTTCGAGACAGCCTCTCGCAATGGCGAGCCATTTGAAAGCTATGTAGCCAAGTATGGATTACCCGGCCCTACACACCCTCAGTGCACATCCAGACTCAAGGAGGAGGTCATGTATGACCATAGACGTTCGATGGGTTGGAAAAAAGGTTCTTACTGGACTGCCATTGGGATTCGGTTTGATGAGATGGACAGGATGAGTGAAAGTAGGATCGAAAAGCAATTCGTCTACCCACTGGTGGACGCCGGTTGGACAAAGGAAGATGTTAAAACTGAGTGTGCTAAGTGGCCATTTGACCTTGACCTAAAGGGAGAGCATTACGGTAACTGCACCTGGTGCTTCAAAAAATCACTCCGTAAATTACTGACACTGGCAGTGGACGATGAGGCCATATTTGCTTTCCCAAAGATGCTAGAAGGAAAGTACCAGCTAGTCAGGGACGGCGACTACGACAGAGATGGTGAGCACAAGATATTCAGAAAACATATGAGCACCGTGGACATTATCGAGATGGCACGCACCAAAGACTTTGAACCATACGCCGACATCGACCAGCTAGACTTTGGATTCTCTCCGCCAAGTTATGACGTATTCCTCGACACTGGATCAGCCTGCGGCGAAAGCTGCGAAATTGGAGCCGACGAATAATGACCGACTTACTAAAACTCACACAGCCGGACCCAGTTGATTGGTGTGAGCGCAACATCCAGCTTGACTACGGCAAGTTTGACGCGGCCAAGCATCCATTGATGAGTGAGCCACTTCGCAGCGCTGCCAACATGCGCGCCGGGATGACTGGCCTGATTGGTTCAGTTCAGCACGTCAAAACGCTGTGCGCTCAGTTGCTTCAATTATATACGGCGCAGACCACGCCGAGCCGGCAGGCGCATTACGACTTAACTAAGGAAGCGCTCAAAGAGTTTAGCGATGACAAGTTTACGCCGCTCATCAATAACACGCCAGCGATCAAGCGCATCATTAATGACGAGCGCTTTGCGCAGACAACGTATTACACGCAATTCCCATATGGCTTTATCCGGCTGCTTGGCGCTCGCATTCTGGCGCATCGTAATTCCAAGACAATTGAGATGGTCACACTTGATGAGTCGTGGGCATATGAGACTGGCTGGATTGACCAGATCAAAGACCGGCTTTCAAGTTATCCGTGGAGCTGGCGCATGTTCCTGCCGACATCGGGCCAGACTGCTGGCAGTGAGATTGATGTGCTTTGGAAGCGCTCAACGCAAAAGGTCTGGCATGTGCCATGCGATTGCTGCGGCGAAATGATCCCTTACATTTGGACACAGCCAAAACAGAAGGACGGCGATCAACTACCTGGAGGCATGAAATTTGCAAGCGGCGACGATGTGTTGAATGAAGATCAATCAACGGATTACTCAAAGATTAAAGATTCTGTTTATTATGAATGCCAGCTCTGCGCCGGTCAGATGCAGTTTAATCCAACAACTCAGCACCAGCGCAATCAATCGGGCCGCTACATTTCGATGAATCCTAATGGCGACCCAAAGATCGACTTCTATCATTACAATGCTATGGCGCACTTTCCGTGGGATGACTTGGCCTGCCAATATCACGACGCAGTAGCATCCAAGAATCGCGGCGACTTGGAAGCACTTGAGAACTTTGTGCGCAAGCGACTGGCCGAGCCGTGGGATGTGTCGCGCTTTATTGTCTTATCAGACAACGAGAATAGTGAAGGTGACTATCCATCTAGCCAGATATGGAAAGATGCTGAATATACTTTCTGCACCATCGACGTGCAAAAGGATCACTTTTACTATGTCATACGATCATGGTCCAAAGGCGTAGAATCGCGCTTGATCGAAGCGCATAAGGCACTCAGTGATTTGCACATTGTCGAGATGTGCGATAAATATGGCATCTTGCAAAATGGTCTGGATGGCTCAGGAGTGTTTGTGGATGGCAATTACAATACAACTGAAGTGCAACGCATCGCTGCCAAAAATGGATGGATTGTATTACGCGGTCAAAACTGTAAACCATTCCGGCATCCAGATGGCATGCGCAAAATGTATTCCGAGCCAATACCAGTTGACACATGGCAAGGCACCAACGATGGCGACGGCAAGATGAAATACTGCATCCAGTTCTGGTATGCTGAGAACGAGGCGCGTAGCCGCTTTGCTACACTGCGTGGAATGTCTGAGCCTAAGCGCTTATGGACACACTCAAACAACGCCGGCACGAACTATCTGAATCAACTCAATTCGTGGGCGAGAATAGCCAAGACTAATCCAAAGGATGGCAGCGTGTATTACGATTGGAAACAAACAGCACGCAATGATCACCTTTACGACTGCGAAAAAATGCAACTGGTCGCAGCAGCGATGGCTGGCCTAGTTGGTGTAAGCGAAAAGCCAACTGACGAGAAAGACTAAGACACCAGTATACTTGACACAGACGCGCTTACTAATGCGTGATTTTATCTTTTCAGTATGGTGCCATGTGGGCAAGACATCGGCGGCGACAATTGAAGCCTTAGAGACTTTGGCGGCCAATCAATATACAACTGCCGAGCAGGGCGGCAGATATGTCGTATCGGCATCGGTGCAAGGTAAATCATTTACCTATGAATTACCAGCCGGGCAATCGGGCGCTGACTTTTTAAACATGGTCCGAGAATCATGGCGCATGCTTCAAATTGGCGGCGTTTCTAATGGAGTGATGACAGACGCCGAGTTGCTTGCATACTTAATTGATACCAATGGCGAAGTCACAAACGTCACCGTTGCTAGTTTCACCAGACAGACTGAATATGGCTACTAAACCGATCAAAGCTTTCACTAAGCGCGCCAAGCGTGCTTTTCAATATGCCTTTTGGGGCAATGATAGCGCCTATCCTACTGCATCGACTAGCGCGCAACGTAATGCGCAAGGAGATATGAATGGCGACCTGCTCGACTTGATGAGCCGGCACAAGACACTGTTGCTGCGCAACGACGCTCGCTTTATCTATACCAGCAACAGCACAGTCAGTGGAGCAGTAAAACAAAAGAGCGGCAAAGTGTATGGCGAGTCCTGGCGCTTTCAGTCTCACTCACAAGATGCTAACTTTGTCGCTGCTGTTGAAGCCGACATGGCTGCTATTGACGGGCTGATTGATATTCGCGGTCCGCAATTCTCATTCCGACGCAATGTCAAAATTGAGTCGAAGTCACTCGATGTCGATGGCGATGTATTTGTATTGCTTACAGAATCAAAGACTGGCTTTCCAAAATTACAATGGCTAGAAGCACATCGCATTTGCAGCGATCCATACAGCAACGAGGACCGCGTAGAAAGCGGCAAGTTCCGTGGATTAAAAATTAAAAGCGGCATCATTTACAATGACTTCGGGGCCGAGGTTGCATATCGAGTCATGGGCGAAGACCGGGAAAGTTACCGCGATGTATCGGCTCGCGACATGATCCATATCACAGATCCTGATTGGTTCTCACAGGGTAGAGGTGTGCCAGCCATTGCTTCTGGTATGCTCGACTGGTATGATCTGGCAGAAGTCAGAGATTACGAGAAGATCGGCCAGAAAGTTAATGCGGCACTAACTCTTAAAGAATCCAACGATACCGGCAAACGTGATACCGCCACCAGCATTATCAACGGCCAGGCAGGCGCTACTCAGGCGCCATTCCAAACCGAGCTACTCGCAGGCGGCACCATTCGATATCTCAAGAACAGTTCAAAACTTGAAACGCATGAAAGCAATCGACCCAGTGATGGCTTCTTAAAATTTAGCGACAAGATTGAGGCTGGAGCCTTCTACGGCATGGAATGGCGTCGAGAGATGCTTGATAGTTCCGCAGTCGGCGGCGCTGGTGTTCGCGCTTTTCAGCGTGATATCAACGATTCGATTAATGATCGCGTTGAGTGTCTGGCCCGATTCCGCAAACGCATGGCGCTTTACATCATCGCCAAGCGCGCCAAGCAAGGTATTTACACACTGCCGGAAGACTGGACCAAGTGCAGCTTTACCAAGCCGCGTGAGTTTACCGTGGACGATGGCAACGCACGCAAGGCAGACCGCGAAGATTTACGCGCTGGCGTCGCATCTGAATACGACATCCTCGCCAAGCGTGGATATGATCCAATCGAGTTTACTACTCGCCGGGCTGAATACTTAGCGCAGCGCAAACTAATCGCACAAGCCAATGGTCTGGCTGATGCCGAACTTGGCACCGTGCTGATGCCTGGCGATATCCCTTTAGAAATCGAAGACGAAGACACTGAATCAGAAGAATCTCAGTCACTTGACACATAAACCCATATATAACTTATGACTACACAAAATAAATGGTTCGCAATGGACCGCAAAACAGACGCGGAGGGCAATCAATCCACCGAGGCTGAAATATACATTTACGACTCAATCGGCGGATTTGGTATTTCAGCGAATGAGTTCATTGACGAGCTGAAAGGCTTGGGCGATGTCGAAACCATCAATCTACGTATCGCCTCTGGCGGCGGCTCGATTGTTGAAGGCAACACGATCTTCAACGCACTCAAGCGCCACAGCGCCAAGGTAGTCACACACGTTGACTCGCTCGCAGCATCGATGGCATCCGTCATCGCAATGGCCGGCGACGAGATCCACATGGCAGCCAATGCACTTCTGATGATCCATAACCCATGGACCATGAGCATGGGCGGCGCCGAGCAACTTCGCAAAGATGCCGACTTACTCGATAAGATGGAATCAAACATTCGCACAAGCTATGGCCGCTCAAACCTAAGCGCCGAAGAACTTGACGCAGCAATGGAAGAAGAAACTTATTACACTGCAGAGGAAGCACTTGAAAATGGCTTTATTGATGTAATCAGCGACGCAAACCTTGCAGCAGCTTCGATTGGCGATATGGAATCTCTCAAAGAGTTCAGCGCCATTCCACAAGCTAAGATCGACGGCATCAAGATTGAGTGCCAAGCACGTCAAATTGAAGTGTGCAACGCTCAAATCGAAAAGCTACAAAACGAAATCGATTTGCATGAAGAGCAAGTTGCATTGATTCAAAACGAAATCGTTGATTCAAAAACAGAAGTTGAATTGCTGAAGACAGAACACATCGACGCACTCGCATTAGCGACCGAGCAAACCGCACAAGCGATTGCAGAAAAGGCCGCAGAACTTCTCGCTGAATCTGGCACATCAGCCATCGAAGATGCCATCGAAGAGGAAACACCCAAAGCGATGACTGAAGATGCATTCTGGAAAGAATACAACGCACTGAAAGACGCACGCGACTTCCAAGGCGCTCAAGAATTTTATGCCGAACACAAATCTGTGATCGGTCAATAATCACCCAACTAAAATACAAATAAAATGGCTAATACAATTGCAGGTGTAAACCTAGCTCAAGTCGCTCAAGATAGCTTACCAGCTCTCTGTGACTTGTTCGCTCCTCTATCCGCACTATCCACAGACTTCTCGACTGATATCTCTCAGTCTGGCGAATCTGTCACCACTCGCATCCCGACTAACGTCACTGCGGGCGATATGACTACTGGATACCAAACCAACGAGTCTGACGTAGCAATGGTTGCTAAGACTATCACACTCAATCAGTTCAAGGGATTCACATACGGATTCACTGACCTAGAGCGCAGCAAGTCTGAAATCGATTTGAATCGCTTGTTCCTTGAGCCAGCACTTGAAGCAGTAGGCGAGTCCGTCTTCAGTTACATCTGGGACCTCGTTGTAAATGCTAACTTCGCATCGACTGAAGTCATCACCGCCGCAAACTTTGACCGCGACGATCTGGCTGACTTCAACGCACTGTTGACAAGCGCTAAGGCTCTCAAGTCTGGCCGCTCGCTCTTCTGCAACCCTGCATACTATGCATCGCTTGTAAAGACACTCAACAGCGCTGAAATCCCAGGCATGACTGCTGACAAGGCCGAAGCAATGGTTCCTCGCGTTGCTAACTTCGATACCTACGAAACAAGTCTTGCAGATGCAAACGGCGAAAACCTCGCTGCTTTCGCATTCCAAAAGTCCGCTCTGATCATGGCAGCACGCACAGTAGTTGCAGACGAAATGACTGCTAAGGCTGGCGTTGATGTCGAGACTGTAGTTATCCCAGGTCTTGGCCTTCCAGTTCAGTTCCGCAAATGGTATAGCGCTGACGGCACACTCTACTTCAACGTCAATGTTCTCTTTGGAGCATCTGTTGGAGTCGGCACAGCCGGACACCGTATCACAAGCGCGTAAGCTTATTCTAAAGCGCCTCGATTCGTCGGGGCGCTTTTTAATCCTTAAATTTAAAAAATTATGTTCAAACCATCAGTCACAATCCACCGCTCCGCAAAGGGCGACGTCAAGGTTTTGGAATGTTCCGAAGATGCTGGCAAGTGCTTAGACGCTTACAAGGCATGCGAAGAACCCGGCGAGATCGTTTACATTCGCAAAGGTCATACCGACAAGCAAAAGAAAGTCATCGGTCAGCCTGCGCCAATTAAGGCGAAAAAAGCTAAGAAGTAAAATTCTACCCAAACAAACCCACGCGGCTCGCTCAATATCGGGCGGGCCGCATTTGTTTACATTATGAGCTTTGACGACGAAATGAAAAAAGGATTTGCCGAGGCAGAAAGCTTTGCTGGCGAATCATTTACAATGAGCAATCATACTGGTGCGTTTCGCGGCGTGTTTCGCGGCGATGATGCACCAACCGACTTCGACAAGCTGCAAGGCTATGAAGTCAAAACGACTAACGCCATGAGCGTATCAAAGTCACTATTTATACGAGGTGCGCCACCAATGATCAATGAGGCGATCACCAAGAGCGACCAGACACGCTACATCATTACCGGCATTGAATCAGTCGATGCCGCTACCTGGGAAATCCTACTGCACAAGCAAGATGGCTAAGAACTTCTCAGTTGATTCCACGCTGTTCAAGGCGAAAGCCAAGAAGCTGGTCAGGAAACTGAAGCTGGACGAGGCGACTGTCGTTAGGGAGCAGGCTGGGCTATTGGCACAGCTACTGTCAAAGGTCACACCACCATTCAAGTCTTTTCCAAAGATGAGTGGCAAGCCGACCTACACTACCGGCGGCGCAATGGGCGTCGGCAAGGCTGCGGTCCGCGCTGGCTTTTATTCGGCTGTAAAGAAAATGGGAACAGTTACAAAATGGACCGACAAAAATATGCGCTCAGCTATTAGAAGCGGGGACACGGCCTATATTCAAAAACGCTTGGAATACATGAAAGGATCGAACAAGCACAATTTGCGCGTCAGCGATTACAGTGACAACTTGAGAAACAAGCAACGCAACAATCGCGGCAGAGTTAATCGCGGCACTCAGCCAATTGTCATGCTTCAAAACAAAGACGTAAACGCCGGACTTAAGAGGGCAATGGACAACGTCGGTATCGCCAAGGCATCGTTCGCGCTCGCTGCGCTGCGCTTGGGGCGTCCGAAAGCGCCAGCGTGGATCGCTAAGCACTTTGCAAAAGTAAACACGCCAGTGAGAGTTACACGCAACCCAGCAATAGCAAGATTTACCAGCAACGCCAAAGGCCTAGACGTTACAATGCGCAGACTCAAAGCAGTCGAGCGCTTTCGCATGGTCGCGATGGTCAAGAATTTAGAAGCATTGGTTCGCGCTAACGCCAAAAAGGCAGGATTTAAAACCAGATAACTTATGGATCTAACATACTACGACTTTGAGAGCGGCCTAGAGCAGGGCTTCAAAACCCTACTGGCCACAGCCAACATCGAGCTGCGCATCGCAGACGACTATGCCCAGGGCGATTTGCATGATGAGTTCGTCACTCTGGAGATCGACGCAGGTGCGCCAATTAGCGACCGGCATCAAAATAGCAGCGGCGTGTATGATAATTACAGTGGCTCTATAACTATAGAAGTGCAGACACCATTGGCCAGCTCTGATCAGGTCACCATTTCACCTACTCGCGACGAGTATAATGTCACAGGTGCAGGAGCCGATGCTGCCAATGGAGTCTATGTGCGTAATGGCAACAGCATTGATGGTCGTCCAGCATACACGCTATATGACTCAGATGAAACAACTCCGCTATTTTATCTTTGGAGCGATACCCTAAGCCTGTGGTATATTACAGATACACCCACCGATTTTAATCCACCAAACTCTTATTATTTTATATCTAGTATTAGTGCGACACCTCCAGAAACTGGCTGGCTGGTAAATGGTTTTGGCGAAGAGCCAGCTCCAACAGTTAATGCATCAACAATCCCGGCATTTAAAAGCCGCCACTCTCAATTGGTGGCCACTGTTCGCAAAAGCCTCGAAGAGATCGACGCGGCGATTCTAGCTAAACATTGGCCCGGCAATCTATCACCTACCCAAATCATACCAACTGGCACAGAGCGCAGCCACGAAGATCAACACCGAATATCAGCACTTTCTTATTCTATCCAATTCCGGATAGCTTGACACATAAACCCTTATTAAACCTACCTAATCACTAAAATATTATGGCATTACCATCTACATCACCCGCTAATTTTCCACAAGGTCTTGACGTTGTTACCATCAATGCTGTGACTTATATCGCAGACTCCATCGATATTGAGTCGCAAACAACTCGCGGCATTAATCGCACAGATGAGTATGGCGACTGGGCCGAGCAGCAAACACGCGCTTCTAGCGATCCAATCGAAGGCACTATGACTTTGCAGAAGGCTACAACTGCAACTGCATTCCCAACTGCTGGCACCGAGTTTACTCATGACTATGACGACAGTGGAGCTGCTTCAACATTGCGTGTTCTTAACGTCAAAGCATCTCGCTCTAAAGACGAGGCCGACGTATTTGAAATCGGCGTTCTAGTAGTCACTTACGGCGCATAGTATGTCTGATCTTGTAGATATAACGCTTACAGCTGCGTATCGAATCGGTGGTCAAATTAAAGCCATCGGTTCGACCGCAGAAGTAGCGCAGTGCCTGGCAGATGATTTGATTGCACGCAACAAGGCGCACAAGACAAAGGCAAAAAAGAAGACAAAGAAAACCGCAAAAAATGAGCCTACCGAAGCAAACAGCAACAGCGACGGCGGCGAGTAATTACGCGGCAGTCAGGAAATCAATTGAGCGGGCGCGCCTTTCACCTTGGGCGTCCGCTGTTGGCATTTGTATTGGAGAGTTTACTGTCGCGCCACTTTCTTTACGTTCTCTTGCCGATCTTGAATTAGCAGGCAACGCTTTCATCTGCGGAAGCGATCCAATCGAGGGCGACATTGCTGCATACATCTGGCGCCACATGCCAGAGTTTATGCCAAGCGCAGACAGCTCAGACTTTGTTAAGCGCATTGCAAAGGTTAAAGATGTAGAAGGATTGATCAAAGACATATACGCTCATTTAGCATCTTCAATTGAAGAAACACCAGCAGCTTCTAGTTTCGGTGGAACATCTAAAAAGAACAGTATGCCAGCGATTCCATCAATCGCGGCTCTCTGTGATGAATACGGAGCGGCCTACGGTATCGATCCGCAAGAAGTAGCAGATATTGATTTGCGCATAGTTTTTCAATGCTGCCGGGCGCAGCGTATTCGCAACGGCGAGAAATATGCCGAACCTAAACGACTCAGATCAGTAAAATCAGACTTTCTTAAATCACATGGCTAAAACAGAAATACAAGCAAGCGTTGGATTAGACACCACCAAGTTTCAGCGTGGCTTAGCAAAGTCGCAGAAGAGCATCAATAATTTTGCCGCTAATGCGATTAAGAAGTTTGGCGCGATCGCCGGAGCAGCGGGTCTTGGCATGCTTGCGCGTTCAGCAATCGATCTAGGCAGCAAGATTTCAGATATGGCGGTGCAGATGAATATCGGCACGGACCAATTGCAAACGCTTGAATTTGCATCACGCGAGGCAGGCGTTGGCGTCGAGATCATGGCTAGAGCGCTGCGCAATGTTCAACTACGCACCGAGGAAGCGATCAACGGCAATAAGAGCTACGGCGATGCGTTTGTGCGTCTAGGGATTAACATTCAAGAGTTTAAAAAACTTAGCGTTGAAAAGAAGATGGAGGCCATCGCCATCGCTCAATCCAAAGCGACAGACAAGGCTGCGGCCTACAATGCAGTGTCGCGCATTTTAGGCGAGAAAGCCGGCCCAGCGTTGCAAGAAGTATTGCAGAAGTTAGCCGGGCCAGAAGGTTATGGTGGACTAGAAGCCGCAGCCAAACGTGCCGGCGAGGTAATGAGTAAAGATACCATTGCAAAAATGGACGAGGCGGCCGATCGGATTGAAAGCTTTAAACGCAAGATGACTGTTATGGCTGGCGAAGTTATAGCCTTTGTCATTCCAGCCTTTCAGATGTTCTTCGGTGGACTAGGAGCAACCAGTGATATGTTTGCAATGCTGACTGGTAAAGCGATGTCCTTCTTTGGATTCTTATCAAGAAGCGTTGGAATTGTGATGCAGCCAGCTATTCAATCCTTTGCAGCACTTTCTCGAGGCGCTGAGGCAGCTGGTCTTGCTATGTCTGGAAACGTCAATGACGCGCGCAAGGCAGCCAAAGAATCAGTGGATCTAGCAAAAGGTGCATTTGAAACACTCAAGGATGTGCCAGAAGAGATTGGCAAGAATTGGAAAAGAGCGACCGAAGAGATGGAACTGGACTCTGCTGCTTTTGAGAAATCAACAAAAGAGCGCGCAGGGAAAATGAAAAAAGCATGGGCTGATCTTAAAGGTGAGAAAGCTAAAGCTACGGAAGACAGTGGCGGTGGCGGCGGTGGCGCTGCGACTGACGGTGCCGGCACAGATGCTTATTTTAATAGTTTAAGTAAGGAAGGTAAGGAAAACTTCTTGAAGGCAAAAGCACGCCAAAATCCTGGGGCTTTAGATAATTCTACTGCTGCAACCAATGCCGATTTAGCAACCGCAGCTTTAGGCGGACCAAGCACAGAAACAGGAACGGCAACTGCATCAGCATCAATGGATTACGCCAAGCTGTCTTCCGACTCCCTCAAAGCAATCGAAACAGAATTGACCCGCACCTCTTAACTTATGGCCACACCAACTACAGCACTTGCAAATGTCCGCGCAGTTAAATCGTGGATGAATAAACCGTTTACCGATTTCAACGATACCGCCACCACCGTGTATGGTTTTGAGTGCGTC